TTCACGCTGACGACTGATGCTACGGATACCTTCGATGACTGTGAAGTCAACCTCAGTGATCTCAATAGCTCTCTTAACCACAGCTACCATATCGGGGTGTACACCTGACAGGCTCTGTAGGCTACGTGTTCCAAGTTTATACGACATACTATTCTATTCCTTGTGTTTTATTGTTCTCGAAGCGTTAGACGTAGCCAGACATATCTTCGTGAGTTGGGTTGTAGGTACAGCCTATTACATCAACCCTAAAGAATTGTGCATACTCAGTACGGTATTCTGCAACCTTTGCTGTGGTTTCCGTAGCTGTCAATCCAACTTCAGAACCTCCTCCAATTACAGATGAAATGCTGTAATGCTGTGTTTCGTCTAAGGCATTAATCTCAGCATCTGTAATCCCCTCTTGAGGAACTCCCCAGCCACTTTCTGCATCACCTGTCAGTTGCTTTACGACTGCCCAGTCAGTAGGGTTGTTATCTAAGCGACCCTTCATCTCCACTACAGCTTGATTAACTTCGGACTCAGTAGTGTAAGGTAGGTTGTTATAGTGCCACGTTTTAATCATTATGTTGCTCCGTAAATTGTACCGTTATTAGTAATTGTGTATCCCGTGTTTGCAGATATAGCAGCGCCACCAGCACCACCAGAACCACCACCAGAAGCACCAGAGCCAGCAAGACCAGTGCCACCACTAGCACCCCAGCCACCGCCACCAGCACCAGAAGAAGGTTCACCACCAATAGAACCAGTACCGCCATTATTACCTGCGGAACCACCAGTGCCGCCTACAGAAGTTCTGCCGTAATAACCACCAGAGCCACTGCCGTAGCCGCCTGATCCCGGAAGTATTCGACCACCACCGCCACCAGCAGCACCAGAGCCACCCCAACCAACAGCACCACCACCGCCAGCACCGCCACCGCCGCCGCCTGCAAAGTAGCTGAAGTTACTACCACCAGTAGCACCAGAGTTACCTATTGAACCGCCAGCAGAACCGCCAACATTCCAGCTACCGTTATAGTAATAGCCACTACCCTGACCGCCACCAGCACCACCGCCAGCACCCGCTGCACCGTAGTTGCCACCACCAGACCAGTAGCCCCAGCCACCTCCACCACCGCCACCTGCGATATAACCGCCCGATGCGTTAGTTATAACTACACCAGAGGATGTAATGGAGAGAGCAGTAGACCCAGCTTGGCTAGAGGCATTACCACCCTTGCCCATAATCTTACCATTGTTTGTGATAGAGCATGGTACGTTAATTAAAAGACCAGCCGTTGTGTTATCCGACCAAAGGTACACATTAGAAGCCACTGTTGCCTCTAATGGTGAGCTTCCATCCCACCCTGCTGACGTAGCTAGGGTAGACATGTTAGCGTTCTGTGTGTTTGAAGATATGTTAAAGGCAAAGACATTGGCCTTACCGTAACCCTGAGACATTGCAATCTGGCCTGACGCATCGTCAAACAACCCACGTACATCAGAGGAACCCATTCTAATAGTAGTTCCCGATGTTATGCCAAGTTCTACGTTAACATCATCTAGACTTAGTTCTCCAGTTAAAGGTAAAGCCATTATGCTGATCCAAACGCTGTTACATCACCCTCAACAGTTAAAGCGCCACTGCTAGTCAGCTTAAATCTATTGGTGCCATTGTGCTTGAATATGAGGTTTGACCCTGACTGAACGATAGTCCAATCACCGAGGTCTACTGTTGTAACCCCTACGGTAGTAGCTGTTACATTAGTAGTGTTTACATTAGTAGCTGTTACAGTGGGGGCGGCTACGGTAGTAGCTCCTAATGTACCGTCTACAGTTATGCCATTAGGAAAGCTAGGCGATCCTGTTCCAGCGGTATCCGAAATTGAGTCTACGAGAATCGTACTCATGGTGATTCCTCCAGTGTAGGCCATGTAATAGTGTTAGGGAACCCAGCTTGCTGAGGTACATCTAGGAGGTCTGTGCGATACTGTGACCACTCCGCTTGCTTGTCAGACGTAAGGTCAGCCCAACGAAATGGGTTAGACACAAGTGGATCAACGACTGTGGCTAGGATGTTGTCACGTTTAGCACGAGCTTCTTCAGCAAGGTCTTCAGAAGTAGGCTCTGGTTCATCTTCGGGTGCTGGAATATCCTCGACAGACCACGAGGAACCATCCCAACGTGCTAATTGCTCATCTGTTATAGAAGGGGGTGAAGTCTCTACACAACCTGCTGGGATAAGCATATTGCTTGCATCTATAGGGTCTTGGTCTGCTACTGTAATGCCTACGAAGACACCATCATTGTCAGTTTGGTATACGTTCATATCTGTGTCTCCTTAGTATTTAATGCAAGCAAGTAGGGCTATGTTGCGTGGGCGAGTTTCTGTAGCTGTAGTAGCCCCACCAGATACGCTACCTAGAGTTGATGGTGCGTCTTGCAGAGCGCCACCCCCGCTAAGACCTGCAACACGGTTTGTTTGGGTAACTAGGATGGCAATCCCACCGCCGCCACCACCAGAGTTAATAGTGTGTCTGTGCTGTTGCATAGCGCCACCTTGAGACGAACCAAAGCCACGACCGCTATCAACACCACGGCCATCGTCCCACCCACGCAAGAACTCACCACGAAGGTCAGGCACGTTGAAGGAACCACCAGAGCCACCAAATGTGTAACCGATAACTGCAAAGAGGTCTGAGTATGTAGAGGTACTGATTGATGCACCGTTGGCTTTAATGAAGCCCGTAGGGGCTGTGTTAGCTGCGTGGTAAATAACTACACCTGCTGGTGTTCCACCGCCAAGACCCGTTAGGTTGGAGCCATCAATAGCTGGTAATGCTCCTGTTAGGTTAGCTGAAGTTAAAGACGTAAGACTAGAGCCACTGATAGCTGGCAAAGCACCAGTAAGGTTAGCTGAAGTTAAAGACGTAAGACCAGAACCATTTCCAGTGCTAGTCAGCAACTCACCAGTAGCCACTGGCAAGGTAATTGTATGGCTTGCGTTATTATTAGGTGAGGCTAAGGTATAAGTACCCGTACCTGATCCATTGGGGCTAACTGCGATCTTACTCATGGTGATTCCTCCAGCGTAGGCCAAGTGATGTTGTTCGGGAACCCAGATTGTTGTGGTACAGCTAAGAGGTCTATCCTGTACTGCGACCACTTATCTTGTGAGGCAGGGGTAAGTTCAGACCAACGTAAGGCGTTACCTGCAATGGAATCTACTTCAAGTAAACGAGCGTTCCGATCAGCACGTATGTCAACAGCAAGTGCTGCGTCTAGCTCTGCTTGAGTGGGTGCAACGTAAGCTGCGAAGTCTGTACCAATCAGAGCCATGACTTCTGCGTTGTTGATTGTTTCATCAGTGTCAGCAGGGTCAAGTGTGTAAGGTATCCAGCCGTAGTCTGGGTGGTTTAACTCTACGTCCATAGCTAAGTTGTCGGACCGTAGTGATGCCGCATTGCGTACTTCTGTAATTGTAATGCTCATTTAAGAAATCCTTACAAAGATAGTTGAGGGAGAAACCGTGCTGTAGCCTGTGCCACAGGAGCCCATAGCCCTCCAAGTACCTGCTGGAGTGCCCCCACGAGTGGTAGAGTACGCAGTTCCTGTAAAGCCCCAACCGTACTGACCCGCACCCGCATATCTTAAGCCTGAACCAGCGTATGAAGAACCTGCACTAAAGGTTTGCACGCCGTTGGACCCTAGCCAAGCATAAGTACCAACAGCACCAGCAGTTGTACTAGCACCAACACCAGTAAGAGCAGAACCATCAATAGCTGGTAAGGCTCCTGTTAGGTTAGATGAACTTAAAGACGTAAGACTAGAGCCGTTGAGTGCTGGTAAGTTTCCTGTTAGGTTAGATGAACTTAAAGACGTAAGACTAGAGCCATCAATAGCTGGTAAGGCTCCTACAAGTTGACCAGATGGTAGGCTGGTGAAGTTAGTGCCTACCAAGTCAGGTGCTGCTAGGCTGTCAATGTCAGGGGTAATTATACCCGTTGTTCCGTTTAGTGTAATAGTCATTTATACAAC